AATGAACTTAAGAATTTTTGAGGGCGATGCGACGATCATTGACCGTAGCGGTGCGGATTCCCTGATTCCGGTACAGGAAGCAAATGAGATTATCCAGGGAACAATCACACAGTCAGCGGTGCTGTCAAGAGGAAGAAAGCTTGCCAACATGACAAGCAAGCAGTATAAAGTTCCGGTTCTTGATATGTTACCAATCGCTTATTTTGTAAATGGTGATACTGGCCAGAAAAAGACAACTAAGCAGGCATGGGATAAGAAGTTTATTGTAGCAGAAGAGATTGCGGTTATTGTTCCAATCCCAGAATCTGTACTTGATGATTCAGAATATGATATTTGGGCCGAGGTAAAGCCAAGAGTAACGGAAGCTTTCGGAAAGGTTATTGATGGAGCCGTACTGTTTGGAACAGAAAAGCCATCTACATGGAGAGATGGAGTAGTTGCAACTGCAACAAAGGCAGGAACCGTAGTAACATACGGCACCGGTGATGATTTGTATGACAAGATCATGTCAGAAGATGGGGTTATCGCGAAAGTGGAAGACTGCGGCTATTTTGTAAACGGACATATGGCAGATATTTCTATGCGTGCAAAATTAAGAGGCCTTAAAGATACAAACGGAAATCCAATCTTCAAGAGCGATATGCAGGGAAGTACCAATTATGCTTTAGATGGTTCTCCAATGAACTTCCCGAACAATGGAGCGTTTGACAAATCAAAGGCCCTTATGATTTCCGGAGATTTCAGTCAGCTTGTTTATGCAATCCGTCAAGATATTACATTTAAGTTATTTACCGAGGGCGTTGTCCAGAATACGGACGGAACGATTGCGTACAACTTGATGCAGAATGATATGGTTGCTCTTCGTGCTGTAATGCGTCTTGGATGGGAGATTCCAAACCCAATCAACTCATTAAAAACAGATAAAACAAAGAGATGTCCATTTGCTGTATTAAAAGCAGGAGAATAGGCGGTGACTTTATGGTAAGATATGCAGACCTTGCATTTTACATGACAGAGTACGGCGGTAATATTATCCCAAATGAAGAGTTCCAGTGTGTGATCACAAGGGCAAGCACATATATTAAGGCGATTACTTTTTCAAGAGTAGATGAAAACAATATTCCAGAGGAAGTGAAAGCTGCAACTTGTGCAGTTGCGGAAGTTATTTATAAAGCTGAAAGCTCTACAGAAGGAGAAAAGAAATCTGAAAATACAGATGGTTATAGCGTGACCTATGTAACAGAGCAGACAGACGGAGAAATCAAAGAAGTGATTCTTCGCAAGAAACAGTATGCTGCAGCATATCCGCATCTTGTCCTCACTGGGTTATTAAGCAGGGGGTGTTCAGGATGATCACAAATGCATCTGCGACATTATATAGCCGGCAATATGACAATGAGAAAAGAATGGATGTCTGGAAAAAGACATTTATTGATAAAGTCTGGTGGCATGAATCAGAAGCTTCTGTGATTACTACAGAAGGATTGAAAAGCGCAGATGTTTTCGTGATTAGGATTCCAGATACATCAATTGTTATTAAAAAAGATGATTATCTCGTAAAAGGTGAGTGTGGTATTGATGTGACATCGGTCAAAGATTTAAAAGGCATGAAATATTGCAAAGTTACATCGGCAAATTACAATATATTTGGCTCTAACCAGCACATAAAAGTAGGTGGTGTATAGTGACGGCAAAGAGAAACTTTGTAATTCAGACTCCGCGGGGAAGTATTTATACGGTAAAAACTGCAAATGGGACTGTAACAGCTAAGATGGAATGGAATCAAGGATTTTCTGGGCGAAGAGAAGCAGGTTTTAGTAAGGCACAGGGATTTATTGATTCTGAATGTATCAGAAGGATGAATCCAGAAACGCCACGATTAACAGGGGTGCTGATTAAGTCAGCAACCCTCGGAACAGTAATTGGTTCCGGAGAGATTAATCAGATCACACCCTATGCTCGTAGACAGTACTATGAACATAAAGAAAAGTCGCGTTGGTTCGAGCGAATGAAAAACAGGCATAAAGATAGTATCTTGAAAGGAGCACAGCAATATGCAGGAGGTTAATATTATTGATGCTATCCGTTCATTTATTCTGACTTGCCCATTTCTTGATGATTACAGGGTGAATGTAGACCATTTGTCAGAAAGTATGAGTTATTCTCTTGACCCGCTTCCTTGTGACCCAGTGTTACAGAAATATGTTGATGGTGGCAAGAAAAAACAGTTTCAGTTTGCCTTTACGAGCAAGGAGCAATATGACGAAGATGCCAGAATCAATATCGAAAACAGCGGATTTTACCAAGCGTTTGAAGAATGGATGGAACAGCAGACAGAAAAAGGAGAAATGCCAAATCTCCCAAATGAAAAACAACATCCATATGAATTAGAAACATTAAACAGCGGCTATCTATATGATGCACAAGGCGAGTATGCCCAGTATCGTATAGAATGCCGCCTTCTTTATACACAGGAGGTATAAACATGACAAAAGCAAAATTAGTTAGACGTAGCCAGAGAGTTGCGTTTTATGGCGTTCCAGTTTCTGGTAGTGAAGAAACCCCTACATACAACAGAATGGAGCATTTCACATCCTTGACGGAAGGAAAGAACCCAATCACATATGAGCGTCAGTATGTTGATAAAGATAGCCAGGACAGCGACGTAACGGGATACGGAACAACTTTGGAATATGGATTTGATCATCATTCTGATGATCCAGTACTGGCGGATCTCGCAAAGGTCCAGGACGATGAACTTACTGGAGAGACACGAGATATTGTTGTAGTGGATTTCTTTGACAAGGGAGAATCTAAGAAAGATGATGAGTATGTAGCACGAAAGAGAACCTATTCCATCCTGCCAGATTCTTCTGGAGATGGAACAGATGCATTGCAGTATTCAGGGAGTTTTTCTGTAAAAACAGATATCGTAAAGGGATATGCGAAAGTATCTCCTGACGGTAAAACTTGTACATTCAGTGAGACAGTTACACCCTAATGTGGCTGTCGATGT